ATCCACCAAGTGGTGGATAGTAGTCCTTAACAGGACAACCGAGGGAAAAATGGTTGAATTCATTTAAGTGTTACCCCAACATTTTAATATTGAGTTCAATTAATTAAAGTTTCTCTCGAAACTCGGGCATTTAGGTTAATTTCCTATTTGTCTTAAATTAATTAATTTATAACAAACCTACACAGAGTGCTGCCTCGAAAAAGAGCAGCTATCAGAGTAATCCTGAGAATATTGGATTACAACGTCTGGAAGGCATTATAAATGAATGGACATGCTTCGAAGATAAGTTCTTTTCAAGAACTCATTTTCTGGCAGAGGTCCGATTAGACCCAGTAGTCATGTCGTTGATTCATCTTGATGAATCGTTGGAGGAAATTAACCTCCCGAATGGAAGAACGATCTTGTTTGATCGTCACTCCGCTCGACGACGAGTCATGACTTCTGGTAAGGCGGTAAAACAGCGTTGGAGAACCATGCATAAAAAGAAGGATTTTAATCCTCTTTTATTTATGGTTTCCAACAATTTACCACTTGATAAAATCTGTGGGACTTTCCCTATAATCTTTAAGGATTACAGGAGATTGTCTCACGCACTACGCATATCTTGGGCATTTTATTTAACAATGCGGATGAAAAAGTTGTCGAATGAACCATTCCATCAAAGAAGGGCTAATAAAGTCTTTGCTTTGAAAGGGAAGAATCATTTAACAGCTATTTTCACGCATATCTATTCTCAATTAAGACAAAAAAACATCCAAAATGAGAAAGATATAATAAAATGCCTTAAGAATTCATTATGTTATCATGTCTCTGAAGCCATGGATCAAGAAGAACTCCCAGAAGGAGACCATTTTAATTTGGTCCCTTTCGCAATGAGACCTCTAATATTTGACAGATTGAAAAAGGAGAAGAAGATTAATTTCTTTTTTTCCTTATTACAATCAAAAGTCTTATGTAAAGAGGTCCCAGAGGATTTCATTCTTGATACATTGATCAAACACCGTGAACAACTATCTGGCGAAACCACGCCATTACCAGAGGAAACTTTGGTAACCCTAAGAAAAAGGGGTAGACAATTTGGAAAAATAGTACGAAAGTTCTATAATCCGAATCACGGATTCAATCCCTCCAATAAAGCTACTTTTGCTTTTCCCCGTCAAATCGGCGGAGTAAAAGGAAATTTAGTTTATGATGGAAGATTGAAAAATTCTACATTGAAGGATCCACCATCTGTTGAAACAGATAGGATGGAGCCTTTAGTTATAGGATTGTTTGGTCAACCTGGAATGGGTAAGAGTAGTTTACTACCTTTCTTAGTTAGTAAATTATCCAAACTTTTTCCGGGTGTTCAGAGGAGTGATCTCACTTATTCTCGCTCGTGTAATACCGAACATTGGGATGGATATAACCATCAACCAATTACAATATTAGATGATCTGGGTCAGTCATTGAGTGGACAGGATATAAAAGAATTCCAAACTTTGGTTTCTTGTAATCCTTATGTTCTCCCAATGGCTGACTTACCAGAAAAGGGAAGGTTGTTTACCTCTCCTATCATCATTGCGACGAGTAATTTAGTGTATGGACATAAGTTAGGCTTATCATACGAAGATTCAAATGGAATATTGGATGATGCCTCTTTTTGGAGGCGGTTTCATGTTCCATTGTTTGTTGAATTTAAAAAGGTTCACAAACTAAAGGATGACCCAATTTGGGTTCGTCCTGAGAATCTTCTTGATAATGCAAAATCTTTTGCCTATAAACAGAATATATTAAGTACAACGTACTTTCAGTCAAAACCTATTTTCCGAAAGGAGAATGTGGTTTATGACTCAAACGTACGAACTACTTATAAACAGGATATTTGGGAAGAGATCCAATTGGATTCTCTTTCAAATATTCTGGATATATATTCTGTTAGATCACGATTTCATGATAATATAAGACGAACGTGGACTCAAACGATCAAATCTCAGGTGGAGACTCCTCAAACCCAAATTGGTAAGGAATTTTACGAAAAGGAAATAAATCCTTTTCTTCCTACCAGTCTAGGTTTCGATTCTTCTCCAGAGATAAGATCTAATACCTATAGTATTGAGTTTGATGCTTTTCCTCCGGAAGAGCCCTTACCTGTTAGAGTGGAACCAATTGTGGAACCACTTAAGGTAAGAACAATTACAGCAGGAGTTGCAGATTGTTTTTGTTTAAAACCCCTCCAGCGAGCCATGTGGCAAGCTTTAGGGACTCAAAAACAATTCTGTTTGACTCACGGTACAAACAACCTAGAAACCGCAATTGAAAGAATCTATGAAAAATCAGATTCTGACGATGTGTGGATTTCAGGTGATTATACCGCTGCAACAGATTCAATACCCATTGAAGCTTCTAAGGCTTTAATGGAAGGTATTTTAGAGTCCATTGATCATGAACCCACAAGAAGGTGGGCAATGAAGGAAATTTCCCCACATTTATTGGTCTATCCAAAAAGTTCAGGTTTAACACCTGCGCTTCAAAGATCTGGTCAGTTAATGGGGTCATTACTTTCATTCCCACTTTTATGTTTACTGAATGATTGTACGGCTCAAGCAGCAGGAGTTCCTTCCCATAAATATTTAATTAATGGGGATGATATCCTTATGCGAGCTAAACGTAGTTCTTATCCTTTATGGAAAGAAAAGGTAAGTCAATTTGGCTTATCTCTTTCCTTAGGAAAGAATTATATACATTCTGATTTTGGTACAGTAAATTCCCAATTAATATTTAAGGGAACTGTCCTAAATTCTGGTAAACAGCGGGTTTTAGATCGACGTTCTGAAATTCTTGGAGAATGTTTGAGAGATTTAGAACTCATGATGTCTGAAACATCACCTAAACTTGTAAAAGATTTGTTTAAATCTATAAATAGATCGAAACTTTCTCGTACAATTAGGGATATTGATGTTCCAGTTAGTCATGGTGGATTAGCATTCAATTGGGGTGAGATGGATAAAAAAGATGTTCGTACAAAACGTACAAATATCTTAATCTATCTCCATGATCTTTTAAATAAGATCAAGCCTGATAAAGGATGCATTTCCATTCCATATCTTTCAAACGACTCATTACATCAGTCTCAAATAGAGAAATTAGATGAACAGTTTAACAAACCTGTTCAAATCGAAGAATATCATGAAGATTTCATTGGTATTCCCGAGTTGAGTAAGATTAGAAAACGAATTTCATATAATTCTCATATGAGAGACTTATTCCTTGGTCAGAATATTGAAGATTTACCTTCATTATCATTTTTAAAAGTATTACAAATACCTTTTAATGATAATTCGGTAAGAAAGGAAATCCAATCCGAAGTGGATAGGGTTTTCTTAGAAAATTTTCTTGATTCTAATAAGGAATATGGATATGAAGCTTTCAAAAAATCTTTTATTGAAGCTGTCAAAGGAACTCCGAATGCTACAAGTGTAGCTTTGAAATTCCTAACACCTATCATTGATTTAAATGTAAAACCTGATTACTTATTGAAAGTAGTCAAGGATTACAAAGTTAATCACTTTGATAGGGACGATTTTGAAAAAGATTTAGGAAAACTTCTTGAACCAAAAGAATTTGATCTTCCGTCATTCCCATCAAGTCCCAATTTTGCAATTGAGGTTATCGAAAGTTATGATAATCTCATTAAGGGACTTTATGGAATGTAAGAAGAATCATTCTTTTGTCCAACCTTTTGACTTTTTGAAGAGTCTTCACAGACAAATTAAAAATGCAGTACACTTGAAATTTCTCGTGTGCGACACCTCAAAATTGTCTTAGGTTGGAATCCAGATGTAGAGTCCAGGTAAAAACCTGATTCTCAGATAAAAGATACTCTTTCGAGTATCTTGCGTAGTGGTTGATTTTAAGTCTATTTCAACCGGTGCCTTGATTGGTATATCTTGCTCCAAATTTCTTTGGATAAAGCCAATCAAAATGTAGTTTTCTACAAAGGGTCCGTGGCAAGCGGAAGGCGATGTAAGAATCGCTCTACTGATCCCAGAGATC